CTGCACTGTACTGGTCGTCGACACGCCAAGCCCCGACGCTGGGCTGCCTGCACTCTTCGCAACAAGTGGGACACCTCGGACGTAGTGGACCTCTTCCCGGCACTGCGGCGCACGGCGTGATTGGGTGCAGGTGCACGGCTTGAGCAGAGAGCGGGCAGCGTGGGACGGGAACCAATCGGTTCCCGTCCCACTTCGCTTAATTGAAGGCTCAACATCTTCATATGGTGACTTGGTGAACGATCTACTGAGTGACTGGGGACTGTGGCAGAGGGCTGCGGGACTCAGCGAGCGAACCATATCCGAACGGCGTGCCACTATGGAACTCCTCTTTTCCATGACGGGGGCACCACCCGATGCTTTGACACCACGGCACATTGTGGAGTTTCTTGGACGCCCGGGCTTGACCGCCACGAGCAAGTCCACCTACCACGCCACCATCAGAGCGTATTGCAAGTGGTGCACCGCCACTGATGTTCGCCTGGACAATCCAGCCGACAAGACACCCATTCCCCGGCGTCCCAGACTGCCGCCACGGCCCCTGCCGAATGAAGACCTCCGCAAGCTTCTGGCGGTCCGTGCAGAGCCTAGAACAGCCATGATGATCCTGCTAGCAGCCGCCCATGGCATGCGGGTTCACGAGATAGCCAAGGTACGCGGCGAACACTTCGCAGACGGGCGGCAACGCATCCACGGGAAGGGCGACGCTACCAAAGTCATACCCGTCCACCCGGAGGTTATGAAAAAGATGCACCACTTCCCCCGGGAGGGCTATTGGTTCTCTGGGGAAACCCCGGACACCTGTATCCGGACGGATGCCGTTCGCCGGGCGATTTACCGGGCCATGAAACGGGCCGGGGTCAAAGGATCTCCCCACATGCTGCGGCACTGGTTCGGAACAAGTCTCTTGGAAAGCGGCGCGGATTTGCGGACAGTGCAAGAGCTTATGCGGCACGAGTCCATTGCTTCCACCGAGATTTACACGCTTGTCACCAGCGAACGGAAAAGCGAGGCCATGCACCGCCTCAAGATGCCCAACGCGGCCTAGCATGTTGCGGCGGATAGACTTTGCCTGTTTGCACCGCATCTTTAGGGGGACCACGTGGAGTACAGTCGATCAGCCGGAGTTTTCCTCTCAGGCGCCATTCTCAGCATCATTGGACCGCTCGCAACGTGGGCGGCGTTCCTTGCTGCGGCGTTGAGGCCGCAAGAGGGTGCACTGTTTTTCTCCATTGGCTGCGCGGCTGTGGGGCTTACCCTGCTGGGGTTCATACAGCTCATTGTCAGCGTGTTCCGCGCGTTCAGGAAGATTGACTCTCTCTACACTCCACAGCGGCAGAGGGTCTAGCGCTTCGGCCATGCTTGTAGGGACCCCACAAACGATGTTTGTGGGGTCCCTTTATTTCTAGCGGTTTTGTCAGCTGAACACCTGGTCGCCGGCGTGGAGGTTTCCTACAGTGCCCTGAGTCCTGCAACGACGACGGCAACGCCGATTCCCACGCACAGCGAGATCAGGCCGGTGAGAACGGCAAGAATAACGCTGCGCATCAGGACGCGGTTTGCCTCCTCTAGCGCCTTTATGGCTTCGTCCTGCTTCTGTTCCTTGGCTGCGTGGAGCTTGCTGCGCTCAAGGCGCGCGTCCTCCATCCGTTCCAGATCGGCCCATGATGGTTTGCCGTTCAGGTTCTCGGATATGGTGCCCACAGCCGTTGCTACGTCCGTGACGCGACGGTAGACCTCACCTAAGGTCACCTCAGTAATTTGTACGGTGTCAGGCACGGCGGCTCCCGGTGCCCGGTGGCACGATCCATCCGCCGAGGATGGACACGAGGGCCGTTGCGAGGATCGTGAAGGCGTCAGCCACGTTCTCAGGGACGGTCACACCAGCGAGGGTTAGCAGCCATACGGCGATCAGTGCCAGTGAGCCGCCCACGGTTCCGCCTGCGGTCGCGGCAAGGGTGACGATACCGGCCTGCCGGGCCGGAGCGTTGTTCTCTGCCACGGTGCCTACTGTCCGGTTACAGCGGCTTTGATGGACTTCCAAAAGTCGATCAAGGATTTACCGTCAGGTGTGGACTTCCCGCCAAAGTAGATGCCCGTATAGGTCTCCTTGCTGACCCGCAGGATTTCCTTCCACAAGTCGATCAGGGGCTTGCCGTCCGGGGTGGATTTCCCGCCCTTGTAGAGGCCGTCGTAAATCTCCTTGGTCATGCTGTGGGTGGCGTTCAGCATGTCGCGTTCTTCTTTTGTCATCTCGTCCTCCTGGGGGTCCGCTGCTGCGGCTAGTTGGTTGATGCGGTCAAGGTCGTAGGTTCCCGGGCATTCGGTCGTGGTCCAGTGCCGGTGTGGGAACAGCGGCAGGTCTCCGTAGGCGGCGCGGAGTTCTCGCACGAGTTCTGCCACGGTGGCGTAATCGCCGTCTGATCCGCGTGGATTACATTCGATCCCTATCGAGGTCATGTTGCCGGGGCCGTTGCCGCCGTCGCCTGCATGCCATGCCACTTCGTCAGGTGAGACGATGCATGCCACGCGCCCGGCCTCTACGACATAGTGAGCGCTGGCTGTGGTGCCTTCCCGGCATAACCAATCCACGGTGCCTTGAAAGGACGGGTTGCGCTCTGGCTTGTCCCACCAATGGATAGTGATGGACTGGACCTTGAGGGTTCTTGCTGCCCGGAACGGGCTGGTGAAAGCTGTTGTCAGTTCATACATGTTTGTTATCCCGTCGCTGAGTTTGCGGACATTTGCACGGCTGTCCAGCCCACAACAAGGCTTTGTGTGGAGGCGGTACCGTCCCCGGCGTAGAGGCCAATGCGGCAACCGTTGGCGGTGACCGACATGACGTAAGGCACGTACTTGGCTGCGGAGTCTGATTGTTTGGTGGCCATGACCACGGGAGCCACGCTGAATCGGCCTGCCGGGAACGTGATATCAACGAACCCGTGAGCGCTGTTGCTGATCCCGACGGTAACGCGGCCAGCGGCGCGGCGCTCCAAGTTGTTGAGCCGGTTGAGGACGTCGTTGAGGCTTGGGTTGCCGGGCGGAATTTGAGCGTTGCCCATGGCTTGCTCAAGGCTCTCCGCTATCGCTTTGGAGATAGCCGCGAGGCTGTACAGGGGTTCGTCATCGTCCATGTACTTGAAGTTGTAGACCGGCGTCTGATAGATGGTCACGGGTTTAGATTCCTGTCCCGGTGAAACGCAGGTTCGCGGGCGTCACCGTGTGATCGATGTTCGATAGCTTCACCAGTTTTGTGCGGTTGGGATTGACGGTTTTGCAGGTGACGGGGGAACCACGCCCGACCCTCACGCGGATCACGGTGTATTCCGCTTCCCAGCGCTGGGGGCGGTCGCCACCCGGGCTGCGGTATGTCAAGATGCCACCGATTGCGCGGACAATCAGAGGCACCTCGGGGTCAAGTCCGGCGTAGACAGAGCTAACGAGCGAAAATACTTCGCGTTGCTCCCTGCCAGCAAGGAAGTAATCAACGGCGTCCTTGCTGTCAAAGCCGCTCTTGAACACCGCCCTGACGGGAGGGTGGCTAAAGCCGGTGGACGCTGCGGCGACGGAGGCCCACGCGTCTGCGGTGGCTTTGAGGGTTCCTCCGTTGAGGACAGTGCCGTTCTGGGCCGCGTACCCCTGGCTTTCAACCTCGAGCGTTTCATCTCCGCCGTTGCCTAGATAGGCCCACTCCCACCAGTCCTGCCAGACGCCGCTGCCGTAGATCAGCAGTTTGCCCGTGGCGCGAATCTTGCCAATATCGCCGGACGCGTCAACGGTAGCCGCCCCGTCTAGTTCTACGTCATTGGCTCGGAAGTCCAGGCGGCGAGAAAGGATTCCCCCGTAGGTGATGGTGAATCGGGTTCCGTCTGCGGCAAGCTCCAGCGGGCCGGTGGTGTAAGAAGATTTATCGACGTGGCCGGAGGCTTCCATGCGGTTGGTTGCAGGGTCATACCAAAGCGCTTCACCGGTCGAGGTGTAAACGGCAGTGATTTGGTCAAGGATCGATCCCGTGAGGGTCATTGCCCGCAACGGGCCGAATCCGCCACCGCCACCGATACCGGCAATCACGCCGGGGTATCCGCCTTGGACTGTGGCGTAAATGTTCGCCAACCGGGCGGTTGCCATCTCTTCAGGCCGGTCGCGCTCGTACTGAGACATGGTTGCCAGCTTGGCCAGCACGTCCACGGCTTCAATTGTGAAGAGGTAAAGGCGCTTACCGTCGGTTTTCCGGCGCTTCCAGTACTCTGCGGAGGAGTCCTTTACTTCACCTCGGAAGAGAGTCCGGCTGGTGCCTGCGTAGCTGATCTGGACTATGACCGTTTTGTTCATGGGGGACTTGGTGAAGTCAAGTTTTCCCTCCGCCACCACAAATCGGATGGTGGCCGAGGACGGGCCTGGCTGACTGACGGCGGAATCCCGCCCGTACCGGATCCTCAGATCGTCCAGGACGATTGCGCCGAACTCAGGGTCTTGATCATTGGAATGGACCCACACGCCCGCAAAGGCCACTGAGGGAGTAACCTCGATCAAACCTTGACACCTCCCTTTCCGGTTCGGACGCCCTCTGAACGGTCGAGTTCTTCCAACGCCTTGCGAACGCGGCGTGCCGTCTCCCGGGCGTCAAAGGCGTTTTCGAAGTTCAGGTGGTAGTGGTTTTCGACGTTGGTATCCCCGCTTTGCATCGCTACAGCCGCGGCTGTCTTGGCGGAGCCTGTGCTACTCGTGAGGGACGGTGCGGCAGCGAGGGTCTGCGGGGCGGCGAATCGGGACATGAAGCCCTGAGGCGCGGCATCGGGAGCGGTTGTGCTGGTGCTCATCACTTGCGGCGCCGCACCAAAGGTGGAGACGGCTGCGAACGAGGACCGGGAGGCGAACGAGGACGGCGCGGGTTCGCTTGAGGCTGCGCGCCCGTTCAAGCCGAGGAAGTCCTTGAGCGCGTTGATTCCGTCGTTGACCCATCCCATGAAGCCATCCCACAGGCCGCCGATCATGTTGAAGGTGTCGCGGAACCAATTGCCCATTTGATTGAGCACGTTCTCAATGCCGCCGAGGCTGTCAATCAAGATCACAATCCCGGCAACCAAGGCGGCAACGGCGATCACCACGAGGCCAATGGGGTTTAGGGACAGGGCGAGGTTCATGGCGAGCACGGCAATTGTCGTCGTGCCGATGATGACGGCGAGTGTTTGGGCGAGGCCCGCGTTCTTTTCCACCCACGCTGCGAACGTGCCAAGAATCTGCGCGCCGAGGGTGAGGGCTGGCAGCAACATGGTTCCGAGGGCCGCTTGGGAGTTCTCCACTTGTGCCTTGAACCGTTCGGAGGAACCTGCGGCGGTGTTGGCTTCGGCAGCGAACTTGCCGTTGGTAATGGCTGCTTGCTCGGTGAACATGGCGAGCCTGGCTTGAGTCTCGGCGGCTTTGAGCGCTTCGCCCTCCAGCTTGTCCAGACCCTGCGCGGCGAGGCGGGCGTTCACGTCGGATTGCTTGATGAAGATGTTGAACCGTTCGATGGGGTCAGCTTCGCCACGCAGTAGACTGCCGAGAGCGGACACCGCATCCGAGGTGGAACCGCCGTAAGTGGCGGCGAGGTCAGCGGCGGATTTGATCAAGTCTTGCGTGGTCCCCACCACGGCGTTCCCGTCGATCCCAAGACCCTTGAGCTGACCGCCGAGGCCGGTGGCGAACTCCTGATAGGCGTTCCGGGAAAGGCCGACGGCGTTGGCTGCCCCACGGGCCGATTCGATGATTGCGGCGGACTGGTTGCCGAACACGGTTTCCACTCCGCCCGTGGACTGTTCAAGCTTTGACGCCGCATCGCCTGAGCTTTTGGCAAGCGCGGCAAGCCCGGCGAGGGCTGCAACGCCCACGGTTTGGGCTACCTGCATGCCCTTGGAAAATCGGCCGGCTGCGGCTGTCGAGTTGTCCATGCCACGGACGATGGAGGCTGAGGACTGGCTTGTAGCGGAGTCCAGGCTAGTGGCTGAGACCTTGGCGGCGTTGAACGATGTGACAACGCCGTTGCCTGATGCTCGGGCGGCGGTGTCCAGCTTCCCAAGGGACGCTGAGGTGGAATCAATTCCGGGTTTTGCGGCCTTGGCGTCCGTGACAATGCGGATTGCCAGTACTGCGGTTTTTCCCACCTCAGCGTCCTTTCCTCTTGCTTCTCAGGGCTTCTATCTCCTTGGCTTCTTCCTCTAGAAGCTCAAGGGCGGTAGCTATCGTGTCGTCTGATTCGGCCAGCCATGCCGCCGGGGATATCCCGGTGGCAAGGGCTAGCTGAACGATCAGTCGATGCCAGCTACCGCTGGGGTAGGGTCGCCAAGTTCAGCGGCCCCGTTCTGAATCTGAAGGTCAACAACGTCGGTGTTACGGAACGTCTCGAAACCCCCGATGTACAGCCCAAGGCGTTTCAGGACGGCGTAGGCAAGGAACGCCTGTTGCTCTACAAGGTGGGTGCTGTCGCTGTGCCCGACCTTCCACCCGTTCGTGCGTCCCACCTCTTCCAGCCGCAAGCGATCGCCTACCGTGATGCGGAGGTTTTCGTGAACGTCCCCGCTGGCGAGCTCAACGGTTACGAGGTCTACTTTCATGCTGCCCATGTGGATCAGACTCCTTTTACTCGGTCAAGAATTTCTTGGATGTGCTTTTCATAGATCGGAATCCAACGGCCTTCGCTGTTGGTAGCGCCGTCGGAGAGGAACGGCTGAGGGGTCGTTGGTGACTTGACCCTTTTGAAAGCGGATCGATTGGGCCACCATTTGCGGCCCCAATGCACGGCGGGTCCGTAAGGGACTGCCTTTGACCCGGCCCGGATCACTGCGGCAGTCGTTGTTCCGGCTGCGCGGATGGTCCGGGCCAGCTTCCCCGTTTTCCCCCGGGGAGCCAGAGCAGCCGAAGCGCGGGCGGCAACCTCTGCCGCTGCCCGGTTTGCTGCCTTGAGGTCTGCAAGACCGCCCGGGACTTCCTTGAGCGATTTGCGTAGCAGCCGCCCGCCCTCAATCGTTACGGACGCCTCGGCCCTGCCCTGGGGTGCTGGCACTGTGGTTAGCCGCCCGCGCCGTTGGTGCCGAGGACCGGCGAGCCAATGACCGGGTAAGCGAACTCAGAGCCGTTCTTGGCGTCCACGTCACCACCGATCACCATGGGCCGAACCTTGCATTCGCCGGTCCATGACTGGACTCCCGTTGCGAGCGGGACGAATTTGAACGGCGTTGGAGTCAGCGTCTTGGAATAGCGGTTGTTGAAAGCCCACGCTTGGAGCGAGTCTGTTTCGTAGGACTGATCGACGTTGCCGCCAATCTCCCATGTTTCGGTTTCTTCACCCGTTCGGGCTGTGCCGTCCAAGTACTTGCCATCGTCCTCGGAGTCTGAGGACGGAGTGAGCGTGACGTTGGTACACAGCACGGCAAAGTTGGACTCGTCGCCCACTTCTCCAAAGACGAGGGTTCCGGCACCGAGTTTCTGAGCCTTAGGCATTGGTCTATTCCTGTTCTTCTAGTTCGAGGGTGAGCTTGAATGCGGGGAGCACGTCTTTGCCGACCTCCACACCCGATGAGAGGTCTATGGGGCCAGAGACCACCATGTCCGGGTCTGCGTGCACCGCCTCCAAGGTCTGCTTCAAGAGCCTGTCCAGTTCGCTGAGAGAATCGGCGTAGCCGGTATCCCTGACAATCAGGTACACCTCCAGCCGGTAACGCGGAGTCCTGCCAGCGGTCCGGACTTCTGTGCTGGCGGGGGTAACCCATGCACACGGTGGGACGATCTTGGTCGTATCTGCGTCCGCTGGGACGCCGCTTGCTGAGATGACAGAGGCGACGTGATCCAGCGTTGTGAGTAGACCCATCAGAGCGCGACAGGCGGGGCGAACCGCCCTATCTGTAGTAGTTGCTCTATGGCGATGTCCGTGACACGGCGCTTCACCGCTTCCTGCACAGCGCCTCCGAACTGCGATTCTGTGATGCCTGGGGCATTGGCGTCCCGGTAAAGTCCTGCCGCCAGACGTGCCGCGCCGAGGCGCTTGTCTGCGGGCCATTCGACGGATTCGCCCGAACTGTCAACGGGGTCCGTGTGCGTGCGGCGAACGTAGCTGTTGGTCACGGCCACCACCAAGGCCAGCCGCTTAGCATCCGGCGAGACCTTTAGGTCTAGCTCTTCAGTGACGGCCTCGGTGGTGGTCGGTTCAAACGTCGGCATGTTTATGCGCCGGGGGCTGCCGGGGTGACCTGACGCTTGACGATTGCGCGGGGATCGTAGACGGCAAGACCGCCGTAGCTGAAGAATCCGAGGTCGATACCGCCCTTGGCAATGTCCTGCGCTTGAATCTTGATCGGGGTCTTTTCTCGGACCTGCCCGGCCCGTCCGTCCAAGCCCACGATTTGCCCGGCAGCAAGGTCCGGGTTCGATTCGATCTTGAGCGGGCCAACGTCTGCGGTGCCGTCAGCGATGTTCACCCCTCCGATGACATTGGCCAGCCACACGGGCACCTCGGACTGCTTCAAGTCGCTGTACTCGTCGAAAATGTCCTCAGCAAGGAAGATAGACGAGGCTTTGGCACCGATGCTGCGGAGGTCACGGGCCGTCCACGAGATACCGGCCAGGACGGACGGTGCTGCGGCTTTCTGGGTTGCAGCGGCAAGAACCTGCTTGCCGATCTCAGCGTTGGAGTCGGCCTTGTACTCAGCCATGGCCGCGCGCCAGAACGACTCAAGGAACGACGCGTCACCGAGGTCAAAGAAGATCCGGTCAATGTCCCAGCCACCGGCCCAACGGCCCGCCTCGGACTCCCACGGGATCGTCTTGGGCTTGTTGGTGGGAACGTCTTCCTTATTGCCGTTGTACTTGGCGGGCTTGGGCCGGGTCTCCCAGCGGAAACCCTTGATCTTCATGGACGTAAGCTGGGCCGGAGTGCCAAATGCATCCACCCATGGGCGTTCGGTGTTCTCCGCGCGCCATACTTCGCCGATCCAACCGCCTCGGTCACTCAGATACCCTTCGCCGCCGTCGTCTGAGGGCAGCACGTCCGCGAGGGCGAGACGAATCTGCAAGGCGTCGCCGGTAGCGATTGCAGCGGAGACCGTCTGTGCCGCCATCGCGAGGGAGACCGGACGGGGGTTGGTGGTCACGCTGCCAGCCTGGGGGAATCCACCGGCCTGCAACCCGGGGGCGTGGGCAACACGCTCTGCCGGGTTGCCGCCTGCAGGAGGTGTGACGCCCTCGGCAGGTGGCGGGGTTGCGGCGCCAAGCTGGGCATTCGCCGTGGCAACCGCTGCGTTCGCTGCGTCGGCTTCGGCCTGCAAGCGTGCGATTTCTTCGGGGGTCATGGATTTTCCTTTGTTTCGTGCGGCAGCGAGAGCCACGGTTTCAACTTGGGCGTCTTGAAAATCGGGGATGGAGACAAGCGAAACCTCGTAGAGTTCCGCTTGGTGAACAAGCAGGTTGTCATCGGTGTCAAAGGTGTATTCGTTGATGAACAGGCCGACACTCATGCCGTCCCGCAAGCCCTTGTCAGCATCCGCTAAGGCCTTATCGCCTTCTTCGCCTTCGGGGATGTGGAACGCGGCGTCAGCCTTGTCCGGCCCCTGGGTGAACTCGGCCATGTAACCCACCGGATTCGACATGTTGTGATCGACAAGCAACTTCACGCGCTTGAACGGTTCACGCGGGTTCAGGCAACCCGGCATGAGCTTGAGGGACCGGGATGAGGTCGTGGTGTTGAACATGGTGATGGTGCCCGAAATGGTGCGGGTCGCCGTGTCCGTGGTGGTTGCAGCGGCAAGCGTGATTTTCAGAGGGTCCATTACCTGCCAACTTTCTTAGCCTCAGCGGCCTTGATGTCCTCGGTGCTCATAATTTCCAGTTCCTTTGCGAGCTTGTAATTGCCGTACCGGGTTGCCGTGTCGTCCCGGGTCAGAACGTCGGTGTCAAAGAGGACCGTTCGCCCATGGGGCCGCATGTCGTCCATGCTGAGACGGTCCTCAATCGCGGTCATGTACGGGGCCAGGAAGTTGTCGATCAGGGCTGCTTCACGGGATGCCTGATTGGTGTAGTTCAGTGATTTGCCCTCTATGGCGGCAGAGACAATCTCCGGGTTCGCACCGGCCCCGGCGTGCCTAAGCAGTTCAAGGGTGATCGCGCGGCGGCTGTCGATCATAAGCGCCTCAGGGTGCTGCCCGTGGGTGTTGAGCTTCAAGCCCTTTGAGGTGTAGGAGACTCCGGTGGTGGCGCGGGCTTTGATGAACTTGTCCACCAGTGCTTTGGGGCCACCCTCTGCCGCGCTGGGGTCTTCCCCTTCGTTGTGGATTTCCAACGCCGGGACAGGGTTATCCTCTGCTTTGGCTGCGGCCCGGTTGATCCGGATTGCCCTGCGGATCGTGTCGGAGCCACGCTTGAGCAGACCGTTGTGCGGACCGTCAAACCGTACTGACGCACGAGGCTCTACCGTTTCGCCGTAGGCCCGGATCATCTGCCCGGCAGCGTTGGTTTCCGCTTCGTGTTCGGGAATGAACTGCACACGGGACGGAAAGCCCGAAGCATCCCATTCCAGAATCTTCCAGAAGGCCCGACCATCGAAAAACAAAGCGTCAAGCAGACGGATGATGGACTGAGACCGGGGGGTGCCCCTTTCGGGCTGGCTGAGCAGAGAAGAAGGACGGGCAACGGGCTTGCCTGAGGCGTCCAGTTCCACAAGGGGGCACCGAGAGACCCGGCCCGTCAGCACGTCCCGGGCACCGGCAACGGTTGCCACGGACAAGGCGGCTGTCCGCGAGACACAGCCTTCCACGCCGAGACCGTACATGGATTCAAAGGTGACCTCTTCAAGGTGGGAGGAATCCGCCCACGGGGACGCTAGAACCTCTTGAGCGGGTGCTAGGCGGACTGCTTTGGCTATCCGGGTCAAAATGTTCACGAGTTCAACTTTGCGGCGCGTGTATAACTCTCCAAAGCCGCTGCGGAGACTTTCACGTGTCCGCTACGTGCCATGTTCGATGCGAGGCGGGCTTGCTTCTGTCCCGGGTGCTGCGCGGACTCGTGATCGGCGGCGGCAGTCCAGGCGCTCACGCGGTCAAATCGCAAGGCGCGGAACTCCGGGCATTTGTCGCAGACGACAACGACGGATTCTTGAGTGAAGTCAAGGCGGATTCCCAATGTGTTCTTTTCCTTACCAGTTCATTGCCGGGGCACCGATGGTGGCCTCTTGGTGGTCGTATGCCCATTGGCCGACTGCCGAGGCGATTACTTCGCACACGGGGCCGGTGGACTTGTCGCGGTCTATTCGTGAGGTGCCGTTGCTGACCCGGAGCACCGTGTGAGCCACAGCGGTCCGGAATGACTTGCTGCGGTCAGGCTTGAATGTCTTTTCATCTCTTGCAGCGGACAGCCAAGCGTCACAGGCCGTTCCGTAGTCGCGCATGCCCGGCGTCAGAATTACCAGCGCGGTTGCTCCCGGCGTCGTAGGGTTTCGCAGTTCGTCGGTTACGCGCCGGGAGGGGCCGCCGTCGTCGGCGGCGATAACGGCAGGGTGCCATGTGGCGGCAAGACGGCGCACATAGGGGACCAACCACGCGGTGCCGGGCGCGGAGTGCAAAACGCGAGAGCATGGCATCCCGGCTTCGTCCCGCCATGAGGCCATGACAGCGGCCCGCGCGTTGTGTGGGGCAACTTCGTAGCTGATCGCAAGGCTACGACGAGAGGGGACACCCTCGGGCGGCTGCGCTGCCAGCGCCTCCCAGTCCTCAGGGGTGATAATCGGGTCTTCCGCTTCGGTGAGCACATTCATGAAACCGCGCATGCGTTCCGCGTGCGTCATGCCTTCGCCGTACATCTCTTCACGGAGGCTATCCACCGTCTGCGTGTTGCCCAGGGCCGGGTGGAACCACCACGTGTTTTCGTCCTCGGGATCCGCGCCGTCCGGCATGGACCACTCAAAGTAAGCGAGACCCTTTTGTGTTCCGGCGCGTCCGAGCTTGACCCACTTGTTCATGAACACGCTGCGGGCAGTCCCACGGGTCGACACCATCCAGATTTGAGCGTCGTCCTTGATCGTGATCATGGCCGGGCGGACGCCGCCAAGCATGGCGTCTCCCAGTTCCTCGGTGTACTTCCAAAATTCGTCATAGTCCACAAGGTGCGGTGTTTCGCCGTGGATCGCGTCGTGCGCAGGGGCAAACCGGGTAAGGGTCGAACCGTTGTCACGGCATACGAAACCTTCTGAGCCTTGGGACAGGCGGGGCTTGAACAATCCCCGGATCGGAGAGCCAGCGACGAGGGCTTGCAGGTCGCGCATTCTTTTGCCGGCGTCCTTGCCAGTCTGGGCCGTGGAGAAGCAATCGATCCCCGGCCGGGTCATCATCCGGTGAAGCCTGACCGGCCCCATAAGCAGCGTCTTACCCGACTGCCGTGGAACCGTGACGATCACCATTGAGTAGCGATAGTGCCGGTGCCCGAGGTGCAGATCGTCCTCAGATTCACCCGGACCAACAATCCGGTATTCGGTGGCAATATCCACTACACGGCGCTGCCAAGGCATCAGATTTCGGCCCATCAGGCGTGCCACGCGGGCAATCTCCGCGCCTTCGCTCAAGTAACTGTGGTCCCGCTTTGGTGCGTACTTCGGCGGCGGGTCATAGCGGAAATTTCGGGCCGGTGGCAGAACACTCATGCGGTGAGGGCTTCCTGTTCTTCGGCCTGGACTACCTCAAGGACTGCCTTGAGGTCAGACGATCCAGCAACCTCGGGCTGCGGCAGCATCTCGAACACCTCTTTCATGGCTCGCAAGAGGTTTGCCTGTCCGCTGGCTGCGTCACGGTGGCTCATGCGGTCCACTTTGCGGGCCGTGATAAGTGCTAGCGCTACCGGGCCGGAGTCGCCGGGGCCGAGCCAACCATCTTCGCTGCGTGCTTTGATGGTGCGGAGCGTGGCCTCCTCAAGGAAACCGGGCTTGCCGTCGTTCTGCGCCAATTCTCCGAATCCGGGCAGCATCGGCACAGATTCGTCAGAATCCGGTGCGGTATCGGGGTCCATTCGGGGCTTCCTTCCCGGCCCTGTTGGGCCGCTTTTTTTGTGGAGTTGCGGGGGGATATTTCCATGCTGGCGCGGGGTGGAACTAAGACCCCCTCTAGAAAAAACTCACTCCTTGGTGAAGAAGTGTTCGCCGTTCTCGATCAGGGCTTCCTCTGGCTCAAGCACGCGGTTACCGAGTGAGTAGTTGCATGACCCGTGCGCTGGCTTGTTGACCGCAAGTGCAGTTATGCCGCCCTTGCTGCGTGGCACGATGTGCTGCAAGGTCGCGTCCTTACGCGATCTGATGGGCAGCCCGCATATGCAGCAGTTCCATCCCCACTCCTGCAGGGCCGTGTCAGTTAGTGCGGACCGCTGCGGCCCGGACAGGCTGAGGTAGTCATCCTTCATGCTCGGGCTGTCGCCTCGGAGTGCAGGACGCGGCGGGCGATGGTCACGGCTTCAATAGCTGCATTGTGCTGCGCTACAGCGCGGGCGAGTTTGGCGCGGTACTTGTCTGCGTCCTCGGGAGCACAGCGCGCCCACTTCTCTCGGGCTTTGCCAACTTCCTTGCAGTACGCCGCTTCGACACCGACGGCCTGCGCGTAGTTCGCCTGGGCTTCGGTCTGAGTCAGCACGGGACCTCCATGGCGTTGTTGCGGTAGTCGCACGCGCTCAAGTCGCCGCTGATGGGCTGCGCCGTCAGATAGCCAGAGGCCACGGCGTCATTGATCCACCTCAAATCGCGGCTGGCTAGCTCATGGACTGAGAACTCGGTTGCTGTCGTCACTGTTCGGGCCTTTCGTAAATGGATGGTGTTCGGATGAATCGCATTGCTGTCTCGGCGGCGGAGTTGAACGGGGCCGCGTTCCGGGGGCTTATCTGTCCCTGTTCGTTCACGTCATGCGTGAGTCCGATGTGCAGGGCGATGAGCGTTCGCATGTCGATCTGATGAGGCGGTGGCATGTACACGACGGCACGGCCCGGGATCACGGTTCGCCCTGCCTGACGTCAGCCAATGGTGGGCATTCCTCACAGAAGAAGTGAGTCTGCCCGGGATGCCTCCGTTTTTGTGCCCGCAGCCCACAGTGGCAACTGATCATCGGGTTGTTCAGACCACGAGATGAGCAGGGACCGCAATAGCTTCGCTGAACGGTGGGGTCGAGTTTTCCACAAGCCCAGCAACGGGCGGGCTTCGCTGGTGACGTGCCCGGCTTCTCAGGATGATTCATCGTGTGGTTCTTAATGATGGTTTGGGTGACAGTGGTGTCACCCGGTGGGGTGACAGTGGTGTCACCCCCTCCCCTGACAGTGGTGTCACCGGGTGACAGTGGTGTCACCCGTCCAGACGGTGCCCTATCCACAGGGAAAAGCTCACGCTGGTTGAAGTTGTCCACAAGCTTGTGCTTGGTCGAGCGGTCGCAATTTGGCGGGCACTTGAGGGTGATCGTGTAGCGATTCGGGCGGCGGTGGTCAGGTAGACGACGGTCACCCCCATCCTGAATATCCACGAGCAACTCCCCAGCGCGGACGAGCTTCTGAATACTGCGCTGGACTGTGCGGGTGGACATGTTGGTGTACTTGGCAAGTGTTGCCATTGAGGGCCATGCGCCCGCGTCCCCGTCATGGTTGGCGATGCCAACGAGGACAAGCTTGTCCGTGGGGGTGGCCTTGGAGTGATGGAGGACGATAGCCAGGGATTCAACGCTCAA